TATTTCTAATTTCTCCATAATGATTGATATACTTCATCTCACCATGATGTTTATATGTCAATAATGCGGGTGGTACTGTTGTTACTACATCATTATTGTTGACATATCTATGGTGCAAAGAAGAAATTGAATTTATACATTTTCTATTACCAACTCTAGGAGAACCGAATGTACAAAGAAAATCAACAGAATATATAGTTTCCAATCTTGACACACACAATGTTGCCATAGCACCACCAAGAGAATGTCCTGTGACATAGATTTTTTTATTGTCTCCCAATGCACAAACTTTATGCTCTACCTCATGGTAAAGTTTATCTAGTTCGTTACTAAATCCTTTATGAGACTTTCCATGTTTTGAAGGAATCAACCACGCTCGCAAATCTGCTTTGATATCATTCCATCTATTTGCCTCAGTACCTCTAAAAGCAACTACCAATTCTGTTGCATTCCATACAATATAACATTGAGCTCCTTCATGATTTGCAAAATGAGTTTGTGCAAATCCCAACTTTCTAAATTCGTGCTTTGCAATATTTCTGTCTTTATATGCTATACCAGAAATTTTGGCAAGTTTATGTGTTATTTCTTGCATTTAATACCTCTTTTATTCATACACTCTATTGTGAGTATCGTTACACATAACAAAGGTTGTACACTTACTTAGTTGTTTTAATTCTTTTGCGCCGACATAAGTACAGGTAGATCTAATACCACCCAAAATGTCTTGTATAGTTTCCGAAATATTACCGCGATAAGGAATTAATACTTCTCTACCTTCACTTGATCTATATGTTTTCAATCCACCAGAATGTTTATCATTTGCGGCCTTTGAACTCATACCATAAAATTGTACAAATTTTTTCTCATCTATCTTTAGAGTTATACCATCAGATAGCAATTCGTTTGTTTTGTAAAACTTTTTAATTATCTCTCCACCGCCTTCATCGTGTCCAGCAAGCATTCCTCCGAGCATAACAAAATCTGCACCCCCTGCAAATGCTTTTGAGACATCTCCAGAATTAACACATCCCCCATCAGCAATGATGTGGCCACCAAGGCCATGAGCAGCATCGGAACATTCGATGACTGCGGATAATTGCGGATATCCCACACCAGTTTTAATGCGAGTAGTACACACAGAGCCAGGTCCAATACCAACTTTAACAATATCGGCTCCATTTAGTATCAACTCCTGTGTTTGATCTGCTGTAACAACATTCCCTGCAATAATAACTATTTTAGGAAATTGTGATCTCAGATCGTGAATAAAACCATTAAATCTTTCTGTATAACCATTTGCAACATCTACGCAAACATATTTAATTCGTCCATTAGTCATTTCATAGACATTCTTAAACTTATTTAGTTCTTCATCTGATATGCCCATAGAGTATGCAGTTGTTTCAGATTGAGTTTCATTAATGGATGTCCGATCAAAGAAATTAACTAGTTCTTCTGATTCGTAATTTTTATTCAAACATGTAAATAGTCCCAAGTTTGCAAGCGCATCTGCCATTTCTAACGTGCCAACACCGTCCATATTTGCAGCCATGATCGGCATACCAGAATATGATAGTTGTGAGTTCCTAAAGAAAAATTCTCTATCTAGAGATACTTCTTTGCGACTCGTAAGAGTTGTACGTTTTGGACGAATTAACACATTACTATAGTCTAATAGTGGGGTGGTTTCAATTCTCATTTGATAACTTCCTCTTTAAATTCTTCTTCATCTGGATTGATAAGTAGTGTGACTGTTTCTCCATCGTCAGATATTGACAAAAAAACTGTTTCTATATCAGATTCCCATGTAGTAACATCTCCGGCTTCACCGATTATTTCTAATTTTTTAAAGTTTCCTAATCTAACCATTTGAAACCTCTTTCAATTTTACATTTGTTGGAATACAAATAGATTGGTAATTGAATGGGTCTCCTAGACTCTCCAATAAAAATTCTTTATGTTGGTAGCATTTTACCATATTTTGATAAGTTTGTTGTTCTACAATATCAACATCACCTTGTTGATTTACAACTACTAGTATTAGAACCCATTTCATATTTATAATCCTTATTAAAGTACAACATACCTATGATAACACACTAGAATCTACTTGTCAAGAACTATTATAAATATAAGAAAAATAATTAGGATATATAATGCCCGCAATCACCACACGATATCAGAGTCCATTGAGTTTTGATCAGGTATGGGTCAATGTAGAACATACTAGCGAACTCGATGGTGTGGATAACAATCAAGTCCCAACAGCATTATCTGCAAAGGCTTCTACTAAAAATACTTGGTCTTTATATATTGATGGGGCCCCAGTACTACAAAATTATTCTTTTGGCTCTGGATATCAAGCGGTTACTGCAAATAGTGTTCAAGGTGGTCGGTATGATTTGGGCGGCCTGATTGAAAAAGTTACATACACTAAAAGTGTCATTTCGGCAGTAACTTCAGATGTAGTGACAATTGGAGCGACAGACGCTGGGATAGATGGTTTTGGTTTGATAGAAGGTGCCGCCGGTTCTGAAACGGTTGCATGGGTAAGAACTATTTCTTCTGATGCTACTACTATAAAATTCAAAGGTGTTACAATAAATGCAGGGTTTCTTTCTCAATCTGGCAGAGATTCAAATGGTGGTATAGTAAATGCTCCTTTTGGAGATGTAGTATTTATTGATGGCAACGGTAATAAATATACTAGAGGACAACATCAATATTCTACTGCCACAACAGACGTATATAAAGTAGGAAAAAAATTACCTGATGTCACTAATTCTGTCACTCAAAATGTCGCGGTATTAGAAGATACTGATTATGCATTTTGGCATATAAATGAAACAACTTCTGCTGAGATTGATAATTTTTCCGCTAGTGTTTCTTTAATAATGCCAATGCATATATTGATGAGATCACTAACACAAACAGGTGGGCAGTGGACACTTCGTGGTTTAGATTTAGACGAGAGTTTTATAAGAGTTGCCGCAGATGCGGCCGCCGGACAAGTTCAAATCTTAGATTTAAAAAACAATTATGGTATTGACGCAATACAAGTACCAATCAACCTAGTAGTAGGAACAAGTTTCGTGAAAATCGCACTCAATAATTTGGAAGATGTTAATGTAACAACACCTCTTAATAATCAAATAGTAAAATATCAAAATGGTATATGGAATGGTTCATTTTTAGATTTTTCCGATCTTGCAAATACACCGACAACTATAAGTGGATATGGAATAACAGACGCATATACAAAAAATGAGTTAAATGCTGGACAATTAGATAATCAATATTATACTGAAACCGAATTAAATGCTGGACAATTAGATAATAGGTACTACACGGAAACTGAGGTAGACACTAATATTTCAACTGCAATATCTAACTTATTAGATGGGGCCCCTGCGGCATTAGATACTCTAAATGAGCTTGCAGCAGCTATAAATGATGATGACAGTTATGCTTCAACTATAACATCTGCACTAGCATTAAAATCAGACATTTCATCTTTACATGCAGTTGCTACCAGTGGTTCTTATACTGATTTGATAAATTTGCCTACTATAACTTTGACTGCGCTCGGTGATTCTTCAATCGCAACCCCAGTAGAAAATCAAGTTTTAAAATATAATGGTAGTGCTTGGGTAAATGAATTTATGGCTGGTGGTGCAACTTTAGGCGCAGTACCAACATCACCTCTGGTGGGAGAGTTTTGGTTTGATGATACAACTTCTGGATTTCTTTATACATGGAATGGATATTCATGGGTACAATTAACTACTACGGCAAATTCTTTTGATGGTTCTTTTTCGGGACTAGCTGCAACACCAACAACAATTGCTGGGTATGGAATTACTGATGCATTTAATGGTGCATTTTCATCATTGACTTCGACTCCTACTACACTTGCTGGTTATGGAATTACAAATGCAGCTACATCTGCCCAAGGCGCAAAGGCAGATACTGCACTACAGAGTCTGTCATTTAGTGGATTGGCTAGTACACCAACAACACTTGCTGGTTATGGAATTACAGATGCATCTTCAACAATTGTCGCAATACAAGCGGCCGCGCCCAGTTCTCCCGCTGATGGCGATTTATGGTTTGATGATACAACACTTGGAGAACTATTCGCATGGGATGGGTATTCGTGGGTGCAAATGGGTTCAAATCCACCAGTATTTGATGGTGCATTTTCATCATTGACTGCCACGCCGACCACAATTGCGGGTTATGGTATCACCGATGCAGCGGTGGGAGTCGGTAACGCTGGTGATGTTGGTACATATGCGTTCTTAGGCAGGGCAACTGCGGGATCTTTTACTACAGGCACAACATATGCAGGCAGTCTTCTAAAGTATTCTGGATTCGCTTCGACCAATGCTTTTAACGACAATACAGCCGCCGATGTCCAAGGAACGACTCCTAGTGGTACATGGCGGGCGATGGGATATGCGGCAACCGTAAGTACTCGAATACCTTCAACATTATTTTTAAGGATATCATAAATGAGAGTAGAAATAAAAAATGTAAGAAATGCACAATCTTTATCATCCGACAATTTGCATATGGATGTTGAAATAGAACATCCGACACATGGGTGGATTCCGTATAGCATCACTCCGCACGATACAGATACAACTATTGATAATAATCGTATTATATCTCTTATTGGTAACAATTTTTTGACATATGTAGAACCCACACAAGAAGAATTAAATTTGGAAACTACAAAAATTATTCGTATGCAAAGAGATTTCCTTCTAATGTCCGAAGTCGATCCAATAATAACCAATAATCTTCGATGGGAAGATATGGACACACAGAAACAAAATGAATGGCAACAATATAGACAAGAATTGTTAGATGTCCCTGCTCAAGAAGGATTTCCAGACAATGTTGTATGGCCGACGAAAATAGAACATTCATAATTAGGAGAAACAAAAATGGCATTTCCATCATCACCAGCAAATAACGACACATTTGTGATTGGTAATAATAGTTGGACATATAAAACCGCAACAGATTCGTGGGGGGTAACGACTCCATCTAATAGCGGGAGCTCTAGTACAACCGTTGGAGATGTTGGGACGTATTCCTTTGCCCGTACAGTGAGTAACCTAACAACTATTTCATCTGGAACCGACTACGCAGGCTCAGGTCTGTATGCTACGGGTCTCAATATGGTCGCTCCCAGCGGTCACACCACCACAGGAACAAACGCAGGCTCAGGGCAGGGGGTTCAACTTACGGGAACTTGGAGAGCTATGGGTAATACGGGGCGAGGTTATAGTGGAAATTATAAACCAGCTGGTCTATTTTTAAGGATTTCATAATGAACATTACAATAACACAGGTCCGCAATGCGGCATCACTTCAATCTGACAATCAAAGAATGGACGTTGAGATTAACCATCCAGACCACAGCTGGATTCCCTATACGGTGGACCCTATGGATACTGATGAAACCATTAACAATGATGAAGTCATGGCTCTGATTGGTTCTAACTTCACATCGTATGTAGCTCCTACACAAGCTGAATTGAATGCAGAAACAGCAGCAAATATTCGTGCAGAACGAGACAACATTCTAGTCTCAGTCGTAGACCTACTGGTGTCTAACCAATTGCGTTGGGCCGAACTGACTTCTGACAAACGCAACGAATGGACAAACTACAGGACAAACCTTTTGGGTGTGCCACAACAATCTGGATTTCCTAACTCTATTACTTGGCCTACGGAGCCTAGTTGATGGACAGTAGTAACAATAGTAAGTGCATTACTTGCACAAAATGCATAACAATATCTAAAAAGGAATAAAAAAATGGCATTTCCATCAAGTCCATCAAATCAGGCCACGCATACGATTGGCAATAAAACTTGGACATACAGCACAACAAACGACCAATGGACAAGGAATGCTGGTGCTGGTGCTGGCAGTACTGCAAAGTATGTAAGTGCTTATACTGCAATGGCAGACGGTGGTCAAATTGTTTTTGCTCATGGTTTAGGTGCAGAACCTGATATCATAACTTATAGGTTTAAATGTATTATTGAAATTGGTGACTACTCTGTAAATGATATTATTGACATGGTGCCTCAAGCACACACTGCTGGGGCGAATAAGGGGACCGGTTCAGTCGTAAATGCGACAAATATAATTTTAAGAATTTCTTCAAACGGCCCTGGCGCTTATAGTTTTAAAAATTCTGGCGGGCTTTTCATAATGCATTCGCTATACTGGAAAGTCCAAGTAAAAGCATTTGTCATTTCCTAACTATATTACTTGGCCTACGGAGCCTAGTTGATAGGCAACAAACAATCGCGTAATGTATTGTATAAAGACGTAAGATAAGACGAAACACCATAGTAATCTTAATTATAAATAGAAGTAAAAACACTCAGAGGAGATTTTGATGCCCGACAGTAATCTAACAACATCAATCGCTGCAATCAAAACAAAAATTACCACAGATGCGCCAACTGCAACCGTAGATACTTTACTCTCACTTGCAAGGGCTGCTAAATCTGTAGGTCTTACAGAAGATGCTGCTGTCGAACAGGCAATCAATTCTAGAGCATTGACTCTTTCTTCTGGTGCAAGCACTGTTGATATGGTAAAATTATCAAATACTATTAAACAGGTCAGAGATGCAGCATCTACTAGTGGTCTGACAGACATTTCGCAATTAACTGATACTACGAATTCGATCCCTGCAACTCTTGCAAACTTGACTGATGTACATACGACAACTCCGACTGAAGGACAAAATCTTGTATGGGACAATACAAATAGTTACTGGAAACCAGCAACCCCAGCAGCATCTGGTGCTACAACTGGGTATGTAGACACTGCAATTTCAAATTTAGTAGATTCTTCTCCTGCTGCATTAAATACGTTAAATGAACTAGCGGCCGCACTGAATGATGATGCAACATTTTCGACCACAGTTACAAACGCAATTGCATTAAAATTAAACACGGCAGATTTTACGTCAACCACGAATTCATGGGCAGGCACAGTCGCAACCAACATATTACCAGCAACAGATATTACATATGACTTGGGTAGTTCAACTCACAGATTCAAAGATTTATATTTGAGTGGTAGTACTCTCAATCTTGGTAATCAAACTATTTCTGCAAGCGCCACTGGTATTGTATTACCAGAATTGACAATTGGTACGGGTACTAATAAAGTAAAACTAGTTGCTAGTACTACTGGTAAACTGGAACAAACAGGTACTAACGAATCTGGTACTGTCGCGGCAGTTGTGAATGTTCCTACCGTTATAAGTGATTTATCGGATGTTCATACAACTGTTGCTACTAATGGACAAATATTATCATGGGATAATGCAAATACTAGATGGCATGCTATTGATGCAACATCTGGCGGGGCTTCCACTCTAAGTGGTCTAAATGATGTGAACAATGCAACTCCAACTGATGGAGAAGTTCTGACATGGGATAATACCAATAGTTATTGGAAACCATCAGCATCTGCTGGTGGTGGTGGATCATCTGTTACTATATCCGACACCGCTCCATCAACTCCTTCTGCTGGAGATCAATGGTTCGATTCTACTGCTGGTACGTTGTCAGTATACTATAATGATGGTTCATCAAGTCAATGGATAGTGGTTTCTGGTGCAGCCGGACCTACTGGCGAAACTGGTGGTACTGGTGCTGCGGGTTCTTCTGTAACTGCATATGCAAACCTTGCTGCATTTCCTTCAAGTGGTAATACCAATGGTGATATAGCATATGCAAACGACACCAATGGTGTATATATGTGGTCAAATTCATCGTGGAAGAGAATGTCCATTGGTTCAAATAGTGGCCCGATATTTACCACAATTCCGCCTGCTACCTTACAACTATCAAATGACGGAACGAGTACAGTCAATATAACAGCAAATGCAATAGATGATGGCTCCTTTCCGGTGACTTATGATTGGGATGCGTATAATGGAACAACTCTATATAATGCTTCGAGTTTACCACCACAAGTCACTGCCGTAACTCAGTCAGGCGGTGTGTTTACTTTAACTGGAAGTAATACCACAGGCAACACCGGCGGATTTTCATTTAGGTCAAAGGCCTCAGACGGAGTCACAACCGCTACTGCAATTACAACATGTAATCTAGCATTTTTAGGCAGCACTTTGTTGAGAACACAAGCATCTCCCAACGCATCTATCAATGGTTACTATGGGATTGCTGTCGCAATTACTGATAGTTATTATACTGTAAGCGCAATGTATGAACAACCGGGCGGCGTATCGGCCAGTGGTCGAGCATACATATATAATAGATCAGATGGTTCTCTGAAACATACCCTTGAAAATCCAAATGTCTATGGCACAGGAGTTAGTGATGGATTTGGTAGGTCTGTAGTTATGAATGATACATATACATTAGTGGGAACCCAAACTGAAGATTCCGCCGGTTACACCAGTGTTGGCGTAGTATATGTATACAATACATCCACAGGAGCTTTACTACATACCCATCAACCACCAACAGCCGACCGTGAGACTAACCTCCAGTACGGGGCCCAGAGCGGCATGTCAGACACCCATTTTATAACGGCTGGATATGGGCATGACGGATCTGGTGGCAAGGCATACGTCTATAATATATCCACAAATGCGTTAGTGTATACACTAACTAACCCAAATACTTATGGTACAGTCGCTAACGATTACTTTGGATGGCGCGCCGTGATTTCGGATACATACATTGCCTGCGGTGCCCCAAAAGAAGATACTGCATCTAAAACTGAGACGGGTGTAGTATATGTATATAATATGTCTGATGGATCTTTAAGACATACAATACCAAATCCATCACCATCGGGTGACGCATACAATCTCAATTACTTTGGTCTTGGTCTTGCACTATCTGAAACCCACCTCGTAGTGGGAGAACATGGCCATCAGGATGGAAGCGGAAATGAAAATGCTGGAAAAATACATGTATACAATCCAGACACAGGATCTTTACGATATACGATAATTAATCCAAATACAGTTGATCCCGCTGGAGATAATTTCGGTCAAGGTGTAAGAGTATCTTCTAATTATATTATGGCCAATGCGTACACTTATCACGATGGCACCAATTCTGTGGGAAAAGTGTATATATTTAATATCAGTGATGGGTCTTTATTACATACTATTTCAAATCCCTCAGCGGCCGTCGATCAATTTGGCGGTGGGTCGCTAAGCGCGGGGGCGATTGGTCTTCATAATACGCAGTTTATAGTTGGAGCGTTTACTGCCGATCCAACTGGTCTGCCGGTCAGCTGCGGTTCAGCTTATATCTATAACTAATGTTTAAAAAATACGAAAAACAGGATAAATAAAAAATGGCATTAAATTTTCCAGATAGTCCCGCAAATGGGGATACTGCCACATTGGGTGGAAAAACTTGGACATATAATACTTCTAAAACCCAGTGGAGTACATCTTCTGCCAGTGGCGGCGGATCATCCGTTACTGTCTCTGACACTGCGCCGGCAACTCCTAGTGATGGAGATCAATGGTACAACTCTTTGACTTTGAAAATGTTTGTCTATTATAATGATGGATCATCGAGTCAATGGGTTGTTGCATCTCCACAATCGCCCGGCCCTGTTGGTGCTGTTGGTCCCACTGGTGGTGCTGGTGCGGCTGGTGCATCCGGTGTTGCAACAGTTCTTGCCGACATGGCCGCATTAGTTGCTGTCACTGGAATGACTGCCGGGCAAACAGCATTAGTTACCGGATTAAATAAATTATTCATGTATACTGGTTCTGCATGGTTTTTAATTGCAACGATGACGAATGCAAGTCCCACAGCAATCACTGGTGTTAATGCCACATACCCACTCGCAACTGATGGCACAGCAACTGTAGTCACGGTAGCCTCCACTGACCCAGAAGGTTTCCCGCTTACATTCTCACACGCAGTCACGACAGGTTCACTTGGTTCGACAGCGACAGTTGTACAGGGAACTGGTGCAAATACGAATGTATTCACCATCACTCCTTCAACAAATTCTGCAAATGCTGGTTCCTTCAGTATAACTTTCAGTGTAACAGACGGCGCAACAGGAGCAGTCAATTCAATTGGCGCATTTACGTTAGCGTTTGAAATGTCTGGCGCTTTAGCTTATACATTGGCAAGTCCCACTCCTACAGTCGGTAGCTATTTTGGTCATGGTGTTGCTGTTAATAATACTTATACTGCGATTTCTTTTCCGGGCATCTACAATGCTGGGCCAGGTGAAATAAAAGTTTATAATAATTCTAATGGGACTTTGGCAAGAACAATTAGTAACTATGATGGACCATCAAACGGTAATATGTCACATTACGGCAGTTTATGTTGTTCTGCTACATATGTTTGTGCTATGAGCAACAATGCTAGATTCCAGATATTCAATATGAGTACAGGTGCTCATGTTAGATCAATACAAGGGGTTGCCGCTGAGAGTGTCGGTGGTGGCGATGGTCAGGGCCAGAAAATGGCAATGAACGACACTTATTTGCTACTAGGTGGGCCTAGTGCTGATTATATTGGATCCAATCAAGGTCTAGCAAAGTTATATAGAATTAGTGATGGAGCATTGATGTATACTTGGACTTACGCTCCTTCGGGGGATCATTCCAAATTTGGAACAGCGGTTGCTATAAATGAAACCCAAGCCGCAGTTACTTATAATCGAGGTTACATGAGTAACCCCTATGGAGGCGTGAATGGAGTAAGAATTTTTAATTTAGGAACTGGAAATGTTGAACATACTATTAATGCGCCAGTTGCTAACAGTTATTTTACCTATGGTCACGGTTTAGGA